CTTGCCTGATAAGAGTCCTTCTTTCATTTCCACAGCTTATCAGCAATAAAAGTAATGACCCCGCCCATGATTGAGGCAATAGTCATCCCCATCCAAAAGCCACCTTTGCCTTTGTTTGCTAGTTCAAGTAAGGCCTTTACGTCGGTACTCAATTGAGTTACCTGACCATGCAGAGTCTCTACTTGAGCCTCTAACCGACCAAAATCACGAGCATCTATCTCAGACATTTGCTACCTTTCGGGGTCTACCCATCCGCTTGATTGTTGGAATTACAGGCGCACGAAATGCGGTATCTGTCCTAGTCTCTGATTCTATGGTTACTTCTGGCTCGTCTATCCTTACATATCCTTGATGACCCTTCATGGAGTCAATGTCATGCTGATATGTAAAAGTTACAGTGTTACCTGACTGAAGACAGCGAAAAGTAGCCATAAAACCCTTAAATAAGAAAGGGGGGACTAGCCCCCCAATCTTTACACAGTGCGAACAACCACACATTTAACTGTTGTGGATGCCAAATCCAATGTACCGCCTGACTCGTTTTGAAAACGAATAGACACCACATTAGCTGCTGAAACGTAAGGAGTGATAGAGATGCCTGAAACATCTACGCCCAAACTTACATTCATTACAATATCGCCCAATTTAACTCCGGGAACGGCTATTGTGTTTGTCTCTCCGACACCATCTCCAAGAGATGATGCGTCCAAAGTCGCTGTAACTGACCAAGTATCAGAGAATAAGCCCCGAAATTGATCTGTGCCACGACGACTTGTTACTGCTGTTGCTGCTGCCATTCTTGTTTCTCCTAATTAGGTTTAAAAAGCCCCCCTACCACTAGGGCAGGGGGAAACAACTGCAATTAGGCAGGAACTAAGAGAGCGAACATTGATGCAGATTTAGCTGCACTAACGCTTGCGGCGGCACGGAGAATCTGAACACCATAAAGAGTGTCAGAAGTGAACAGAGTAGCCAAATACTCTTGTTTGTACTGGATTTGTGAACGAACAGCAACTTGCTCAACCAGCACCATTGAATCACGGTGACCCATCAAACAAACTCGTGCAGCAGCAGAACCTGATGCAGTATCAGTGTTGCTTGATACGAACACAGGGATGCCATACAGGTTACCGATCTCACCAGTGCGGATAGTACTGTTAGTACCACCAACAAAGGCTTGTTCAGTGTAACGAGCCAGACCCATCAAAGTATTGCGACTTGACGGGGGGATGATGAAGAAACGCTGATCCATTGGGGTATCAGTGTCATCAAGACGCTGAATAGTGCGGCGAATAGCGGCATCAGTCAATGCTGACTCATTGTTGCTTGCGGCAACATAAGCAGTAGTACCGTCACCACCAATGAATGCACCAGTTGCGTAAGCATTTGTACCAGCACCGCCATTGGTTGAACGACCCAACTGAATCAAGTCAGTATCGACTTGTTTAGCCAGAGCATAACCAGCGTCAGAGGTATAAAAGTTACGCAAGCTGTTCAGGGCTTGGGCTTCGACAATATCTTCAATCAAACGTGAATATTCATAATGTTTGTTGATAGATACGTTAACTTCAGACTCTGTAGCAGCAATCAAAGTGACTGCTGTTTCAGCGGCTTTTGCAGAAGCAGAACCACGGGTAGGTGCAGGAATGTGAACGGTGTCACCTTTCTTGCCCTTGAAGTTCATCTTCATAACCAAGTTCGCAAGAACCAAGTTTTTCTTATAGGCAGCTACGATTTCATCTGACCAAATTTCAGGAATGAACTTGTCTGCTGTAGTTGTGGTAACTGAACCACTGGGGGAAAATGCTGTTGCCATGTTAAATCTCCAAAAAAACGATTAGTTAAATTATCTAACCCTACCGTCTTGATACGCTTGCATGATTTCTCCGCTTAACGCTTCATAACGATCTGGGTCACTCATTTTCAGCCGAATTAGATCAGCCCTACGATAGACTCTTTTCCCAGACTCCCCACTTCCACCTACATCAACACCCGCTGCCTTAAGACTAGACTTGCGCTGAGTTTCCCCTGCATCTGTAGTCTGTCTTGTCTTAACGCCACGCAACTGTTTATAGGTACTCAACAATTCGTTTGCACTATCGTAATCATATTCACCATCAGCTTTTGCATACAAACCAAGGCGAACAGGTGAAGATTTCACCCAATTCACAAAGTCTGCATCTTGAGCAATCTGACCAAAATCAGGATGCTCTTGCGCCAGCTTTTGTTGAATCTGCATCTTTTTGAAATCTTGACCAGCTTGTCTAGCGGCAAGTACATCGGGATGGTTATCAACAGTCCTGCGAACTGCCTCTTGTGGATTCTCGAAAAAATCTACTTCAAGCTCTTTCTCAATAGGTTGCTGTTTAGAGGAGAGGTTTTGCTTGATAAGTTCATCTGCCAGTTTTCGCACTTCCCCAACTTCCTGCGCTTGCTTTCCAATCAGCTTCTCAGCTTCTTGGTGCATTTTGACCACTTCTTCTAAAGATTTCTGCCTGTATTTCTCAGGCATCTCAGAAAGTGGCGCTACTTCAGGTAGTTGCTTCTTTTGCTCAACTGCATCTAACTCACTTAGCGACTCATCTTCATTGTCAATCAACATATTTTTACCTTTTTCCTGCCGTTATCGGTTCTAGGACATTCAACTCGACATTTCTGTTTATGAGTTGTGCTTTTGCTCCCACTTCAACTGATCTAGGTGTTTTTTCTCGAACTTCCCATGCTCTGATGGGAAAGAACCAGACCACCCTTCCAACTTGAAGTTTGGAGCAGATAAAGTACGGTTGGTTGTTTCTCCGCACTCGCACCTAAAACTCATCAACTCATAATTGACGAGTCTTTCGGTCTTATGCCCGTTTGCACAGGCAAAATCAAACATTCTTTTCATTCAATTCCTCGTAGGCTCGTTCGCTGACCTCTTTCAAGGTTTTCAGCCAAGTCAAGATGGAAAGTTCACCTTTTTTGAACATCAAGGTCTTTTCATCAGGAATAACGCTTATATTATTGAGTGACTCTATCATATTGTCAATATCAATAGTTAATTCTTTCCAACCGTCCATTCCCATCATGGAAAATCGGTCTTCGTAATACTTTTGTAGTTCAGGGGTCATGCTGATGCCGTTTGCAATGGAGTCAGATTCTCTGTTGTCCAATAAGTCTTTGCAACCATTATTTTCAAATGCTCTTTGTTCCTTGCAAGGCAATCTGCCCAATCAGCATCAGTCATGCCTTCTGGCTGACCGTTATTTATCAAATTGACTGAGTCCATTGCGGCACTGTAGTGCTGTGCAATTTGTTCTGCTGTGATTTCATTTTCCATTTTTAAGCTCCTTTAAGTTAAACAGAAGTGACGGTTTCCCAAGCTGTAGCACCGCCAATGCGTAGTTTGTTAAGCGTGGTATCAAAATACATTGCCCCTTTAACGTAGGCTGGTGCTGCCGCTGTTGTTGCTTGAACAGGAGAAATTGTTCCGTTAAAAATTGCAATAGAACCATTCCAATATGCTCTGACATTACCATCACCATCAGACAGCACAATGTAGTTGCTACCAGTAGCAGAGATGGGTGCGGCAGAGCCAGAGTAACGACCAATAATAGTGTTGTTAGAACCTGTAGTTACTCCGTTACCTGATTGATAGCCAACAAAAGTATTGGCTTGGCCTGTGGTGTTGCCATATCCAGCTTGATAGCCAAAAAAAGTATTGGCGATACCAGTAGTGTTCGTATACCCCGCCTGATACCCTACAGCAGTGTTGTTTGATGCTGTGGTGTTGGCTTGAAGTGCCGCCCTACCTATTGCAACATTACTACCACCAGTCGTGTTGTTGTACAGCGCAACACTTCCTATGCCCACGTTGTTTCCACCAGTGGTGGTTAATCGTCCTGCCTCTGCGCCAATATAGACAAAATCATTTGCACTTGTGGCGGCTCGGGCGGCTTGAATTCCAACAGCAACAGAGCCATTTGACTCTGACCCGCCCACATAGCTGTAACCAGCTTCAGCGCCAACGGCTGTAAAACTTCCTGATACTAGGTTGCTGTATGCGGCACGATAGCCAAGAGCCACGCTTGTACCGCCAGATGTGTTGCTGTAGCCTGCTTGGTAGCCACCGAAGAAGTTACTTGCACCTGTTGTATTAGAGTAACCTGTTTGATAACCTACAGCAGTGTTGTTTGATGCTGTGGTGTTGGCTTGGAGTGCTTGATAGCCAATGGCTACTCCTGATGCGCCACTTGTATTTGCCGCCAAAGCACTAGCACCCACCGCAGTGTTGCTAGCAACAGCACCAGCACCTCGTCCTACGGTGAGTCCTTGGATTGATCCAGCACCCGTAACCGTAAGCGTTGTAGATGCCGTAACTGAAGTAAATGCTCCAGACGCAGGAGTTGTTGCGCCAACAGTGCCGTTAATGTTAAAAGCTGTTGCAGTGCCTGTAATGTTTGTACCAACCAATGCAGACGGTGTACCAAGTGCAGGAGTCACCAAGGTTGGCGAGTTTGACAATACAACATTTGTTGTTCCTGTACTTGTCGTAACTCCAGTACCACCATTAGCCACTGGCAATGCAGTACCTGATAATCCAATTGCCAATGTGCCTGTTGTTGTAACAGGAGAGCCAGTAATAGACAAGAATGCAGGGACTGTTGCCGCCACACTTGTGACTGTTCCAGTTCCAGCACTTACGTTAACGGTTACATCATCTCCTGAATTTGTAGCAGTAACAGTTGCACCAACAAAATTAATATTCTTAACACCCGTAGAGATTGAAGTTCCCTCATCCTTAACGCCCACCGCCCCATTGGTAGACATAGTGCTGATAACTTTGATGCGTTCAGCAAGGTCAGGAGCAACAACTTCACCAACATTTACTTCTCGACCATCAGACAAAGCAATAATCAAAGAACCATCAAAGTCAATGTTTGCGTTTGTAACCGATACGCCATCAATACCATCTTCACCGTCTTTGCCTTGTACGCCTTGCAAGCCTTGCTTACCATCTTTGCCATCACGACCGTCTTTACCGTCACGACCATTACGCCCATCGCTTCCATTCTTACCGTCACGACCATCTTTGATAGTCGATACCCGTTTTACAATTACATCGGTTACGTTGTCATACTTATCTTGGATGTTAGTTTCAATTTTCTTTAAGGCTTGTATTACTGTCTGAACATTCTCAGCAGCCTTACGCTGTTGCATCTGCTTAACTTCAGAAACTGAATTGTTAATAGACGCAAATAAATCATCAGCTACGCCGTCTACGCCGTCTTTTTTAAAAACTTTATCTAGTTCCATTTGACAACTCCGTATTTAATTTCTGTAAGAATTCATTCTCTAAATCAACAACATTGCTTTTTGCATTATTCATCTGCAATTCAACAATCTTAGACTTATTCTTTATATCAGCTTCTTTAAGCATCAATTCAGCAATTTTAACCCTCTTATCAAACTCTTTCGAGGCTTGATCTGCGTCATTGGGTAGGTTCTTGGTGGTTGCAGCCATGTTTTTAGCCTGTATTTCCATAGGCATTAACTGCGCTTCAACAGACAATTTCTGTGCTTCAGCCCGATTTTGTTCTGCTTGAGTGGTCTGAACTGCAATATTTGCTTGTGCTGCTTGCATAGCCAACTGCTGTTGCACTTGCTGCATCTGTTGTGCTTGTGGATCAGGCTGCATCATCTCATCTAACTTAGCCATTAACTCCATACGGTTAGACAAACTGCTGTTTCCAACAATTCCTTTAAGCAAAATAGGCAAAACAGGAGTATTTGCACCCAAAGTCTGCAACAAACCAATGAATTGCTGCTGTTCGTACTCTCTGGCAATGATGCCAAGGGTTGCCGTAGGGATGAAGTTCATATCAACAGAGGGATAACGCTCTGGATCAAACTGCATGAACCTGAAAGCAGCCTTCTTGATGAATGGAATCAAGAAATCTTCTTGGAAGTTCACCAATGTACGCTTGTATTTCTTGATGATGGATGCAACCGCCATCGACATACCGCCACCATCACGACTAGCTTGGCTAATCATGCCGTTAGAGTCTAGAGTTCCTGTCGCTTGTAGCAACATTCGCTCAAAGTCTTTGGCAGTTGCAAGATTGTTCGGGTCAGTCTGTCCAAACTTGAATGGAAAGAGAATCTCGCTAGGAGAACCATTGACCAGAATAGCTTTTCCGGGCTTTACCTCAAACTTCATGCCCCTTGGCAAGCGAGTGGCATCCATTGCCATCATGGGAGAGGTACTCAATGCCAGTGAATCCAAGTGGCTGCGAGTCTGAGCATCAATGGCTTTCTGCATATTGAATGCTTTTTCCACCGTACCACGACCAAGCAAGCGATTTGGAACAGTATCGTCTTGGTAAGACAGAACTGGCCTGTCTTTCATCATGTATGGATTTTCTTCAGCCTTTAAGAGCATCCCATCATTAGCAATCACAACAATGGCCTCAACCATATCGGTGTAGTCTTCAGCCGTTGAATTCTCAGGGAACAATTCAACAATATCCTTGTTCTCTTTCATGTTGTTCAGGTACTCGCGGGGTACTAGCCCGTAGTAGGTGAGCAAAAGAACCTTTTCATCCTGATATTGGCTTACTTCTTGAGTTGGTTCTAGGTCAGTGTCTTCACTGGCAGTACCAATGTCTACCTTACGGTAGATACCACGCTCAATACCCTGCACAACCTTATGAATTGAAACGTATTTTTCAATAGCCACGCCCATACAGTCATCAATGCTTGTACCGTTAGGGTCAAACAAGAAGTTCTTGGGGTTGACAGGCATGATCTTGACAGAAATTCTGTCTCGCTCCATCACACCAATAGCTGCCTGACCCTGCTGATTAGGAATAGGTCGAGTTGAGGGAACATACTCTTTTTCAGTCTTGACAACAATTTCGCCTATGCCTGTTCCATAGATTTCAGCCATCAATTCGATCTGGTCGATAGCTTTTCTGATTTTGTCTTTCTTGAAGTCCTCAACGAGTTGATTCTTAATTATTTCAACATCAATAGGGTTTCCATTTACATCTTGGATATTGTCTTCAATGTCAAAGAAGTCACCTTGACCAAAGATTGCTTCCATAATTTCAGCGTGACGAGTCTCGACTGCTTGTTGAGTAGCAGGAGTTACGATTCGGCTGCGTTCAGACTCACGGGTTTTGTCTTCAGATGCCCATTGACCACGGAAGATACGTTCGTATTCCAGCCAATCAGGGAGAAAGTTAGTGTCTCTGTAGTCACGCCACTTGTCGCAGTGGCTAGTAACAAAATCTGTCAGTTCTTTATCAGCCTCAGTAGGCTCATAAAACTCATTTTGTTCAAGTTTGACTTCTTTATTTGTTGCCATAGTGTTATCCGATTGAACTTTCTAACAGTGGATTCTTAAAAGGGTCAGCATAGTCAAGGCCGCCAGAGGCAAGCATCTCAGGTGTTTGCTCCGCAGCCGCCAATGGTTGACCCTTTTTAACGCCCTCCTTCATTTTAGGCGTAATGTCAATGTAGCGGATGGGTTCGCCACTCTTTAAATTCTTGTCTTTATAACGAGTGGCTAATTTTTGGGCTTCTTCAATGCTATTAGCATTTTGATTGATGATTGTTTTTGAGCCATCTGGTTTAACTCCAACAACTGTAAAGTCGCTGAAAGGGGTTTTAGTAACAACATAATCAATATACGGAACTTCATTAGTCCTAACTTTTGTCTCACCAACACCAGCATCCCATTTCTTGCCATATTTTTCTAGGAACTTGGGGTAAATTTCATCGTAGTAAGCCTTCATACCCTCGCCACCAACAGTGAGGTTATCGCCTTTAAGCACTCCAGTTTGCTTTTCTGCAATCTGCTTTGCCATTGTTTTACCTAAGACTTCTTCTACTGTTTTCCCTTGGGCTTGACCATCAATAAACTTACCGTCTTTTACAGTTCCTGAAAATGTATTTTGCCCATTCTTTTTTGCATTAATAATAATTTCGTTTTGTGTGCCAATAGGGTTAAAGTTAATCTCATCAACATTCTGACGCAGTTCATTGGAGAACCTATCAACCTGCTGCTTACCAGTAGTCAGCCCCACCCTCTCATACCCATTGTCAGCGGCATACTTCAATATCCGCTTGAGGGAGAGTTGATACCAAGTGTCTTTGAAAGGTGCGTCTGGGACTCCTTCAGGCTTATTTAATAAGTTTGTCCATTCTTCATTAAGTTTTGCGGCTTGTTCGCTTAATTTTTTAATTTCCTCGTTCATTGCTTTAAACTTGGTCATCTCTGAATCTGGCAATGCCGCGGCTTCTTCTAGTAAGCGTGATCTTTTTTGAGTTGTTATAGTCAATTCTTTTTCAACTTGTGCGGGGTTTCTTTCTTTTCCAGTTTTATATCCACTCTCCCTCCCCGCCTGATGCCAATCTGACTGCAACTCCTCAACCAGCAACATCTTTTTGCCATCGGCATCGATGCGGTCATTAACCCGTATGTGGGCTAGGATGTTGGGTTCGTCAAAGTGGGAGGATTGGTACTTCCCTCCACCAATGCTTATTTGGTTAACTTCACCAGACTGAACCAAAGCATCGTATTCTGTTTGGGTTAGTGGTTCTAATTTGTCACTAATTTTTGCTCGTTCTGCATTAACTTCTGCAAGACTTACAGGTCTGGTTTTCTCTGGCAACTTCAACAATATCTCACGATAGTTTTCACCGCCAGCAAGTTGCCAGCGTGGATGCTTGGTGGGTGCTGGCTCTGGAACTACATAAACCGCATCAGCTTCTGCATCGCGTATATTTTGCAAATCAGTAATTTTTTGCTTTAATTCTCTTGAATTTTCTTTTGGTCTTAATCCTGTCTTTGATTTTCCAAAAGCAGTTTCTGGATTTAAGTTATCCCATAAAGCATCTTCATAATTTTTGTAACTTTTTAAAACTTGATTTGTTTCTTCGTCATAAGTAACATATTCAGGTTTATCAATTCTTCTATATAAGTCCTGTATTTCTGGCTCATACTTGTCAAATATTGCTAGACGCTTAGACACCCCTACAGGGTCTTCAGTAAATGGCTCACCCAACCTCACCTCTTGCAAATCAATCTTATTGCTCGCAATGAAGTCCTGCACCTCTTGCTTGGTCACATTAGGCTTGTCTTTCAGGAAGTCATCCAACCCAATCCAAGACAATTCATCTTTCTTAACATCAGGCGCATTCATCAGATCATTAAGGAATGACTGACCTGTACCCTTGCTTCTTTCCAAGTTCATCGCCGCTTGTTCAGCCGCTGAGTAGAACCCTAGATCAGACACTGGTGCTGTAATCTGAGGCGCAACAACTTCTCTAGCAACCCTGCCCACCGCCGGCAAAGACTTGAACTGTGCTTGCAACTCGCCAATCTGCTGGTTGATTGCGCCAACCTCTACAGCAGATGTTGCCACTTTCTTTTGCGCCAGCAATGCTTGCATCTTGCCAGTTAACTGTTGCCTCACCGCAGATGACTCATCAACTGCCATGCTTGGGCTAGGCTCAACCGCAAACAATGATGACCTTGGTTCAGCCAACATACTAGGCAGATTGGGTCTTCCCATCGCTACATTTTCAGCTATGCGCTCGCCCACCATCCTTGCACCAGCACGACCAGCCTTAGTACCAAATCTTGCCGTATTACCAATAAATGGCGCAACAGTTAAAGCAGCACCAATTGTTTCTTCCCTTGGCTTGGTGGTCATGCCCGACCCTGTGGTCAATGGTTGACCATAGGAGATGCGTTCAGCAGTCTTTTGTATATCCCCTACACCCATCATATTAAGTACAGGATTCCTGTTCATATACAGCAAATCCAATGCAGGGATACCCGTTCTAGGCATTGATGGCATATTCAGAGTGCCGCCAAGAAGATCAGAAAACAAACCAGAGGTGAACCCTCTTGGAGTTGCTTGCATCTGGTCATAAGGTCTGGTGTCTAACTGCAAACCTTGTGGGGGCGGCTGAAGACCCTGACCATCTCGACCAGTAGATAGCCCATACAAGTAGTCACGCCCAAATGGGTCGCTACCAAATATGTCTAATGAGTCTTCAACAGCCATCTATACTCCAGAAATAATGTCCACGGGTGTCCACTCGTCTTCATCATCTGCCTCAAAGTAAGAGGTTATAGACAACTGATCTATATAACTTAATGCATCAGGAAGATCATCATGCACCCCTTGGGATGGGTACATAAGCAACTGGTCAACGAACTCCGACCAATCCTCTTCCTTGTTAAGCACGATTCTGCCATGCTCAAAGCGTCCTTGCAATGCCCAAATGATTCGATCTGACTTCTTCCTGTTCCCATGCGTCAAATCCACAATATGAGCATATATGTTGGATTTTCGCATTAAATCACTCAAATAGGGAAGTACCGCATTTTTCAGTGCTCCACGCTCAATCCCAATGCTCAAAGGCTTGTAGTCCCTGATCGCCATCAGGATGTTGGCGGCTGTGGTGCGGATGTCCCACCGCCCATACTCAATCTTTTCAACATACCACTTGCCATCCTCAGTGACCTTAACCACCGCAATGGCACTCTGGTCAAGCCGCTTCTTCGAGTTGGCAGCTTGCTTTGCCACCTCCTCAAACCCCGCTAAGTCAACCGCTATGAAGTAACTCCCCTGCTCAGGTATCTCCCCGTACTTCAGCCATTCTTCCTTGAAGACATCTGAGCCAGCATTGTCAAAGGATGCCATATACTCTTGCTTGAAAGCAAAGCTAGATAGGGTCTTCTTCGCACTCTCGATTTCGCTAGGGTCAATCAGGGGGTTGTCTTTGGTGGTGAAATGCCACGACTTCCAATCAGGATCGCTACCATCCTGACCTAAATTGTACAAATCGTAGAACCAATTTCTACCCTTTGGAGTGCCAATCATCATGCATCGACCCTTTTTATCACTCAATGACGCACGAATTACCTGTTCCCAAGTCTCAGGCTTAATGTCAGCTACCTCATCCAGTACAGCGTAAGTCAAGGATACACCCCGTAAGGTGTCGGGTCTGTCTGATCCCCTCACATATATCTTGGCGCCGTTAATCAATGTCACTTCCATGTTGTTTACATGGCTAGACTGAATGATGTCCCGCCCAATGTCCAGCAATATATCCCAAATGATCTGTCTCGCCTGTCCCTGTGTAGGCGCAACATATAGCACCGCACTACCAGCAGGGCAACTCAACCCCTCTATTAATAGTGTCGTGACAGCTAACCTAGACTTACCGCACCGCCTACCAGCCACCACAACCTTGAATCTCGTCTTGTCAGCGTAGACCTCCTGCTGCCACGGCAGTAGCGCAAAGTTCAGATCAGCCATTCTTAGCCTCTACATCCTGTACATCATCTGGCTCTGGCTCAATCACCGTAGCACTCACCGCTGGTGCGCCGATCCCCGTAATGTTGATCGTGACTGCACTCCTCTGGCCTTTATCCTTCTCAAACATGGATATAGGAAGCGTCCTGTCCACGCACATCTTGATAGCCGCCATCTGTGCAGGATGGTTGTCGTTCATTGCAATATCAATCATCTTTTGCACGACATCCTTACCACTCGACCTGATAAGCATATCCTTCAAGTCCTTGATTCTCTGGCTGTCAGTCTTGGGCAACGCAAGCTCAGGATTCCTTGCGTACTCCTGTATCTGACGCTTTAAACCATAGATACCTTTAGGTCTTCCAGCTTTCTTCTTCTCTAGCTGCGCCTGTGGCTCGTCTTGGATGCCGTCAATCTGTTCTATCTTCACGATTATCCTTGTGCGTTGTGGGCGTGATAGGTTTGGACTATAGCAAATTGGTTGGCGATATGGTAAATTTATCAGCGTTGGCGCATAGTACCCGAATGATTTCCCTTAAGGTTATCTAATTACTAATTCGGAACTCCCTGCGCCAACACCAACAAGTCTGAAAGTTGGTGGGTATGAAATCGGTCATTTGGCCTCTGAGGTGCGGTGTCTTGCAAGCCAGCCAAACCCAAGCCATTCATCCCGATGCTCCATGCGGATCGCAACCGCAACAGCTTTCAGTCTTGTTGGTGGGCAGTGTGTCGGCATCACGGGAGTTTTTCGTTGTTGGATTGCGCCCTAATCCTGCCTTATGGAAACCACCAACACCCCTTTTTTTCGTAGCGGGGTAGCGGGGGAGTTGCCCCTTTTCGACTTTTCGCTTTTTCGGTACAGAGGATGTACCCACAATTATCACCGCCGCCGACCACCCCCTCCCCCCTATCGAAAAGTTATCCACAGGCAAATTGCTAGATGCGAGTTATTCACAAGCAACTGTGGATAGTGTGGATAACTTCTGTAAGTTGTTGATTTTGCTAGAGTTTTTCTAGACGCTTACAAACGGCTGACAAAATCCATTTAATACAATGTCCATTATGTTAACTCAAAATCACAGAAAGTATTACTGATCGGGGCATTCTGAGATGCAAACTGCAACCAGACTGTGGATATGTGGATAACTTCGACTCCGATCTGTGGATAACCTGTGGATAACTTTTCTGATCGGCGGATTCTGGCTTGCGGAGAGGGAAAGAGGCGGATGGTGCATTATTAAGGGGCATTGCATATTATGGGATTGCATTTCACATTATGAAATGGTGTTTATAGATCGTAACCACGGCTATCGTAAATCGGCAACCAATAATGCCTCTAATCCTCGTCAGAATCGCCTACAGCAGGTTTATATGGCTCTCCCTTATCTACCCCTAAGAAATCATATAAATCGTTTCTAGGGCGGTATCCAAGTTCCCATAAGATGGCGTAGCAATCCAAGGCATTCTTAAAGCCCTTGGTGATGTTCCCTTTGCCAGCACATAATAGGATTGTCCTTTGTTCCTCAGTCAGCTTCCTCCTGAACTGGACAGTGTTGATCTGAGGACTCGCCATTACTTCCTCTTAGGTAGGTTAAACATCTTTGGCGCATCACCACCGCGGTAGACGGGTTCGAGGTCATCAACCATATCGTCAAAGCCTGAACCTTTGCCAAAGTCCTCACCAGCCTTGAACCTTTTGACCTGTGCGGTTGGGTCAAACGCTTTGGCCTTGATGATGAACTGGACTGCTGGCTCGTTGATGATTACCTCGAACTCTTCCAGAGTCAAGATGGTTAGGTCTTTGCGTAGCTTCTGCAAATCAAGGCAATCGTTTATCGTTTCTGTAACTGCCATGCTCTGACCTGTTTGAGTTTTCCCTTCAACGAATCTGATGTTTGTGGGGCTTGGGTTGATCTCATTATCTTCACC